TTCCGGCATCAGCACAAAGCGTATGGAACTGTCCGATTTTTCTTGTGTTGTTAGCCGTGTATGTGGAACTAATATCGTTAGGATAGGTTGAATTCAGGGAAACAACCAATTGCACACCGTTCACTCCACTTGGTGCTAGGTAAATATAAAAGTCCCGACCATTCAACTCACCTGTTCTTGTGCTGGCATTGTTGCAGGCTGTCTGCATTTGTGCAGACAAATCGAAGGTAGTGTCCTCATCAAGAAGGAACACTCTCTTTTCCGTTGTATCGCCGTCCGTAATTTTGAGAATTATTTTCTTGTCCTTCTTAATCTTGATTGACTTTCTGTTTGTATCCGTAAAGTCAAATGTGATGAAACGCTTGCTTTCAGGAGATACAAAGAAGTCATTTTCATCGCAGGCAGTTGTTTCCCCTGCATTCAGGTAAACAGGGTTAAGTCTGCTCCCGACGCTTGAAGCACTTGCCGTAATTTCACCGCTGTTAAGGTAGACAGGTTTTGTCCCACTTCCTATAGTCCCACTGCTTGCAGTAAGATTTCCGTCGCTTAGATACAACGGGTTTGTGCTTGAGCCGACATTGGAGGTGGATTCCACTGGAACGCCATCTGCAAAATATATAACTTTCACACCATTTCCGACGGAAAGAGCCGTTCCGTTTGAACTTACCAATTTGTATGCATTTGAATGGACAAGTTGCCAAGAATCTGTGTCACCGGAAGGCTCGACATTCGTGCTTTCTGCTAGTGCAACATAAACCTTCAAAAGCCCATCAGCATAAGTGAAGCAGTATTCTCCTGCGGAGTATGTAACGCTTTCAGACCAAGCATTAATGTTGCCGGCTAAATAAAGTTGCAACTGTGTGAGTAATTCTGCAAACCAGTCATGAATTTTGTTCAGGTTGTATGAAACACGACCAAAGAAATGATTCACAAGCATACGTGTAATACTCGAAGCCTGACTTCTGTAGCCTTTAGTCAGAACAGTTTCATTCACATCAAGAGTGGAGGCATTCTTTACGGGAATGTTCTGCTCGTTGTTGTAGTTGTATGCAGACACACCGGCGGAATCATTATTCTCATACGCTGTGTTTGTATACGCAAAATTGGCTACCTTATTGTTTACCAAACCTGTCGTAGCATCATTTTCTTTCGTAAGAAGGTCGGCTACCTCACCCTTAAGATTTTCAGCCATCTTATGCTCCTTTAATTTATTCTAGAGATTCTCAACAAGTTGGACTTGCGGAAAATAACTTTCTATGAACGACAACCAGACCTGAAGTCTTATTGTTCTGTTGTCAGTTGTTTCACCCGATACAGTATAATACCACTCAACATAATAACTGTGCGAGACAAAATAGTCAAGTTTAATGAAGTCACCAACCAAATCCCCAGTTATTTCAGCGAGCAGAGCCGTGCTAGCACCATTTAACTTGACTTTCTGTATGCTCTCTATAACTTCCTTCAAAAGAGTATTAGGAACAATTCTGTTTACAACATAACTTTCCTGTAATTGCAGGAATGTATTACCATAATAGTCCGTGTAGGCAACACCGGAGGGCGGTTCGGACAATAGCCGTTCGGGAAGGAAGTTTCCGTCAGTATCATACATTATGGTTCCCTCCGCAATATACCCGATAATTTCCTGTCCTGCGGGGACAAGCGACATTTGTAATTCACTTGACGCTTCTGAAACAATGTCGGTTATGTCAGCATAGTTATTGTATCTTAATCCTCTTTCTGAATATTCAATGCCGTCAACAATGTTGCTCTCAGTCATTCTTAACGCATTGTCAGGGTTGGTTCTTTTCAGTATCTCATTTTCAGTGAGTTGCAGAAAGTTTCCGCCATAATATTCCGAGTATGCCATATCACTTGGTGCTTCCGTAAGAACATTGCTACTTATGAATTTCCCATCGGAATCATACATATCAATGCCCTCCGGAATATAGCCTACAACATTCTGTCCTGTGGGAACAAGGGAAGACTGTAGAGCACTGTTCGCTTCGTTTACAATGTCGCTGGTTTCCGTTTCATTGGTATGGAAAAACTGGAAGTAATCCTTTACATCGACATCTTCATGAAAAAACTCAAAAACTTCATTTTCCTTATCCCAGAGACCACGCTCTGAGCGTTCAACGCCATCATCGTTTAAATGACTTTCCGTCATTCGAAACATATTGTTGGCAAGGTTTGTGCTTGTGAGAAGTTGCAGGACACCTGCAAACTGAGCAATGCCTTTCAAATCACTGCTTGATATATTGTCATATTCCGTATCGCCACTGAGTGTAAACTGCATTTTCTTCCAGTATGTAAACAAAGGAAGAATATGCTCCTTAATCCAGTCATTTATGAAGTAGGATATGCTCTGCAACCAAAAGCCGTTCAACTCGCCACGGAGAAAGCGGAAAAACTTTTTGTCCGACATTATGCTCCCCTTGCAATCGTTATGTTACGGAGTGTCGCAATGTATGTTATCGGCACCTCAATATAGTCAACAGTGGAAGTGTTCGGAACATCATACAAGTCCACATTCAAGATATTCACGGTGGAAAGTCCCAAATTCATTAAAAGATTGGAGAACTGTCTTTCTGTCAGAATGTCCGTGTATGTGTTTGCCGTCTGGAACTTCGCCAGAGCCTCTCGAAAAGCCTTTTCAACTGTTACATCAGAAATGGCGTCGGTATCACATTTATACAGAATAGTGAGGTCGTAATAATAAATGTCGAAATCCTTGTAATATGCTCTGTAGTAGCCATCAGTAAAAATGTCGCTTGCAAAGTCCACATAAGTATCCGTTACGACAGTTGGGAAAACTGAATATTTTGTTATTATTTCCGCAATCTCCGGTTTGATTTCGCCGGATATACAGACAAGCAGGTGCCAGGGAGACACTGTTACACTTCCCTTGACAACACTTGAAGGAGTGTTGTTGAAGAAACACTGGCAGTCAAATATATATGGCAGATTCTTTATTTCATTCTGCATTTTAACAATCAAGGAGGAAGACGTTTCTCCCTTGATTATTCTGTTCCTGAACTCCAAATCGGTTTCAGTTTTGCTTCCCTGAAGCCTAGCGTTGTCAGTGCAGGAGAAGGTGAATGCAGTATCAATATCTTTCTCATCTTCTCTTGTAACAGTTATGCTGTCCTGTGCTGTAACTGAGACAGCCTTGTTTTCCGTTGACATTGCAATGTATGAAATGCTTTTGCCTGTGTCGACAGTAATGGTAGTAGGAACAGTAAACTCAAACGCTGTGTCTGAGTCATATTTATAAATGTATGTTCCTGCGATAAGGTCAACCGGTGTTTCGCTTGTATTTGTTACAATAACCTGCAAGCCTGTTGCACTTCCTGTAAGGCGTGCAGTTCCAACAAGTGTTGCAACCGAATCAAGGTCTTCCACAGAACAGCGTGCAGGGTCGAACTTGTTTGACAATGCAACTGCGACATTATTCACTGTTTCCAAACCTTTAGCAAACGCTTTCAAAAGAAGATAGACAATGTTTCGATTGCTTCGTGTTATGCTCTTTGGCGATATATAAGAATCAAATGTATCGCATAACTCCGTCAATATAGTGTCATATGTCTTGATTTCCATAACCTTATACCGCCTTAACACTGAATGTTAAATAATCTTTTCCATCACCTGCCGTAACAGTAGAAAACTCTATGCTTGCCGTGTCGCTTACGGCTTCGACCGCTTCCTCAAGTTGTGTTACCAACTCCGGAACGCTGACTTCCCCGACCAATGCCTCGCTCCATTGAATGCCATCTTCCTGCACAACCGGGTCTAGTCCCCGTTGAAAGATTGTGGACAAAACAACTTCCTGCAACACCTCTTCTTCGTCCTCAATGCCCTCGCAATTAGCGAGAACGTCATCACCGCCGGAGAAGTCCGGGTATATATCTATTACATCGGGAACTAAAACGTCCAAATCGCCATCGGGCTGTGAAACTGTTTCCTTTCTGTAAACTTTAATGTCCATAGTATGATTATACTCCGTATACAGTTAAAAGTAAATACCTATGTAAGGCCCCCCGTTCCAACTGCGCCTGAAATAGCACCTTGTCCTGTCAATATGCAAGTCAAGGCAAGAGCATAGGTCTCAATGTGGCTCGCCAACTGTGTGGCAAAATACTCATCACCTCCATCGCTCATTGTTCGCATACTGTTAAAGGTGGCGATTATTCCAGACAAAAGACTTGAATTGCTTCCGCTTATTGTTCCCTTTACAATTCCAAGCAGTGGATATGGCGGTGGCGGTGTGGAAGGCGGTGTGCATATTCCAGAAACAGTAAACTCAACCTTTGCTCCAGTATACATTGTATGTATCGCATTGGCAATTTCCGTGGCAAAGTAAACATCTCCACCGCTTACCATATTTCGCATTGCTTTCATTGCAGACAGCAGAGCACTTTCACAGGCTCCCTTCGTCAAGGCACAGTCCGGATTTCCGTTCCCCGTTCCTGCCACATAGGTGCCGGATGCTATGGCACCTGCGACATTGGTGGTGCTGACAATCCGGCTTTCAAAGTAGTCGGCACAATTCTGTGTAACGTGTTTTGCAAAATAGTCATCACCGCCTTCCGTGAGACTTTTCATACTATCAAAGGTGTCCTGTAAATCAGATTTCAATGACATAAATTACCCCAAAAGATTGGCAAGGTTGGTCTTGTCCATATTTACGAGTGCCTGGCTTGCAGGTGACACTGAATGTAGTGCAGGGCTTCCATAAGTCTGCAAGTTCTTTATATTGTCGCAGAGACTTCCCAGAATATCATTCAATGATTTGCCCATAGAGTTTGTGAATGTGAACTTTCCGTTCTTAGCATCGATGCTTATGTTGCCATCTTCTCTCAACGTCAATTCAAGTTTATCTTTCACTGTAAATGTGAACTTTCCATCAGCAGTAAAGGCAAGCGACGCTTTTGCTTCATTACTGTCTGAACCATCGGTAATAGTGTAAGTGAAGGCTCCATTGTCTTTTATCTCAAGACTTGCGTTGTATTTCTCTGCACTTCCGTCATCTTCATTAGGCGTAACACCAAATCTCAGTGTTACGGGGTGGTCTGTAATTGCTCCGTCAATGGAATTGTCGGTAATTCGCAGATAGTTTTTTGCATAGGGCTTCACAAAGAATTGATTTGCAAGAAAGGCTATACCGCAACACTGCGAGTAACCGCTTGCAGAAAGGTCTATCGCCGTTTCGTTCTTATCAGTGTCAAACATATCAAAGTCAAATGTTCTCGGGTAGAAAACAATAACCTTGTCGCCCTCCTTCGGGTCTACTTTCACTGTAAAATTACTTGACGCCGTGGAGCCCATTACACAGTTAAAGGCACGAACAAACTTATTATCCGTTGCACTTCCTATCTGCACAAGGACAAAATCCTTGTCTATGACTTCGAGTATGAATCCAAAGTCAATTATACAGGTCGTCTTTATCTTATTCTCAACAAGACTTAAAAGGTCAAAACCTACCGAACCGCTGAAATCAGTCATTGTTACCTCGCATTATAATCATTCAGTCCAACCAACTGCATTGTCATTGTATTTATGTCATCTACAGTAGCAAAGTCTATTATACTGTTTACAACAAAAAACTCCACCATACCAACATCTTTTTTTGCAAAATAACTAGCCATATCGCTCGTGTAATATCTCGCATTTGCAATCAGTTTTTGGAAAGGATTTAACAAGGTGAAGAACGGACAGGTTACAGTGCAAAGACCTGCGTTTTCAGTAACCGCATAGATTACGGGGATAGGTGTTCCTTTGTTCTCTCTGCTGTATTCAGTAGTGTCTATTGCATAAGTATAAACCCTTCCCTTTTCCTGTGCTTTGTGCACCTCCTCATTCACCAGAGCACTTGCGTCTTCCATAAAGGAGATTACCTGCGCATTGCGCTTGTTGTAATCTCTCTGCTTCTTCGGATTTCCCCAGTTATCCTTTTCTCCCTTACTGTTTGTCTCCGGAAAATAGTTTGTAGAAATATCACGGTCGTCCCAGGCAATCCAGTCACCAGTATCAAGGATACTGAACATCAAATGCGGACAGAAGTTTGCCCGTATCATTTCAAGTGTTCCCTTGACAGAATCAGCGGAACTCAACCATACCTTCTGGTTGTTTCCGAGTGTAACCTGTTCGCCCGTCTCGCCTTTAGCCTTCGCATACTTATTTATTCCCTCCAAAGTCATAAGATACGAACTTTCAGGAACATGAACCTTGACGCCGTATTTCTGCGCCGTGCTGTCGGTCATATAGCCGTTACTATCATACTGAATGTCTTTGGCGAGCGCAAACTCGTTAGCATCACGGGGAAAGCGTTTTGTTATAAGGTAATTGACGGCACGTTCGAAGAAAGTTCCCTTTGCTGTCTGAAAGTTGTAGGTAAACCAGAGGGCATCTTCACTTGACTTTATCTTGTCATTTTCAATGTTGGGCTGAAGTCCTTTCTGTATGCTCCCGACCCAGCCGTGAATATGGAATGTTGCATTCGGAGCAGTGGAGGTAAAGTTAGCCCATTCGACATCTATTCTTACTTTCACCGCTCCGTCGGGGCAGTTCAAGGAAAGCGGACTGTTCATACCTTGATAGCCAAAAAACTCGTAAGTATTCCTAGGCTTTTCAAACATAGGTGCATAGCCCAAAGTAACTTCTACAGACTTGATTGCATTTTTCCCTGCACTAAAACTTAAGAGGCTGGTGTCGCCTTCCCCTGCGAACATATAGAAATTATCGATATACAGGTCAGCACTTGTGGCAAGACTTCCGGCAACCTGTTTGTAAGTAAACCTCATACTCGGCTTAATGTGGCATTTTTGAATCTGCTTTCCTTTATTGCCCTCTACAATTTCATAATCGCTTCTTATCGTAAAAGTATGATTAGCCCAGTCTTTTACTGTTTCCCCTTCGTTTGGTGCTCTTGTTATCTGGACATTTATAATGCGGTCAAACAATGCCTGCTTTGCAACGCTGTCATCAAACATCTTTGTATCGGGAATTACATAGGAACTTTTACTATTAAAGTTTATTTTACCAGCCATTTAATTACTCCACTGTAATATCTGAATCTTCTGGAACAATAATATTGCAGTATTGAATATTGTCAAGAGTAAGCACCTGTCCGAGATACTCTTCATAGTCAGACGTTATGCTTATGTATTCCCCACTTAATCCTATTGCAGAGATACATTCTTTGACATACTCCGTTCCGTCAACAGTCTTGCAGAAGTTAATCAGAATACTTCTAACACTAACCTGTTGCTTGTCGTATACAAAGTTCTCATCAAGAGCATACAGTTTAAGAACACAACCGCTTTCCGTCTTTACAGAGAAGAAGTTGTTTTCAAAATCGTCTTTAGTCAAGTTAAGCACCATAAGTCGCTCCCGAAGCATCTGCTTTCTCAATCCAAGTTACAAGTTCATTTCCCAAAGTCTGAACAGCCACAGTATTAGCGTTTGTGAGAATATCAGAGCCAGTATAGTATTTGGTTGACACAACAGAGACTTCCTGCAAGGTCAAGTTAAGCCTTGTGCAGTTGTCTTCCGCCCCGTTCTTTGACATTGAACAGCCAGTTATAACAACTGTTTTATATTTCCAAGAATTGGGAAGTTTTAATTTCAGGATTGCCCTGCTATGCCACATTGCCTCAAGAGAGTGTTTGTTGTATTGCGAGCCGTTCACAACAGAGGCAACGATACTGTCGAAACTCTGCATATCGCTTACAGAAGTTATGATATTTGTCAATTTGACAATGAGCGTTCTCATTATACTTATGGCAATATTCATTATCTGTGAAACCTGCGAAATTACTGCTATTGTTGAGGTCAATGGATTTGTAATGTTTGCACGGTAGTCATTTTTCAAGAGCACGTCGGTAACACCTGCTATCTGTGTTTCAATATCAGTTGCAAGCGGACTTCCCTGTAAAGAATCAAACTTGTCAGGAAGAATTGCGTCTATCTGGTAAGTCTTCGGCTGATTGATTATATTGTCGGCAACTACAGCCGTAACTGGAGCAGACACAGACGCTACATTTTTGCCTGCAATCTTTGCTGTGTCTTCTCGATAAAGTAACATCTGCTTGTTGCTTATCTGGCTTTGTCCACTTTCTGTCATACTCACTATATGGAGTAGCGACATTGGCAATGTGTTACCGCCTGCATAATAGTCTCCTTTGGAATCCCATTTAGGGTTAAACAGGAAAGTCAATCCATTAAGCCTTTTAAGTTCCAGTTTGGAGTATGCCAAACTGGTCGCCACTGTTATTCCATCTTGTGCCATTTTCTATACTCCTTACTAATTATTCGTTTTCTGCCCGTAATTCTGGCTGTAATTAAGCATTTCAGCAGTTGCAGTTGCAGACTTTCCCAACTCCAAATCAAATGTGTAAGTCTGTGATTTACCATTCTCTGTAATGTTAAGGTCAAAAACAAACTTACCGGCTTCTTTTCTGAAAGAAGTCAAAGCCTGCAATAAGTTCTCATCGGTTACATTTCCTGTTCTATTGGCAATTGTTCCAGTTATGGCATTATACAGAGGTTCAAGCCCTAGTCCGAAAGTTTGTGCTACTGCCCTACGTGCCTGACTTTGCGCTTCAGGATTGCCTGCAAGTTGCATATAACGGGGTCTTCCACTGGCTTTAACAAAGTTATCATAATCCCAAGCAATCTCAAAGTTATTCAAGCCACTTTTCGCAAAATTGCTTTTCACATAATCGTAGTATGCTCTGTATACAGATGACAGATTGTTCTTAACATTTTCAACTTTTGTGTTTTTCGGGTCACTCAAATTGCTCTTTATGTTTCTTAAGTCTTTTGAGGATTCCTCAAACAAAAGTGCACTTGTAATAAGTCCTTTATCACCTTGCTGGAGCATATACATCTCGGCTTCACTGAAAGCGTTTCCCTTAAAGTCATTTTCAAGTTCTTTAAGATTTCTATAAGACTTACCTTTGATAGTCAAAGCATGATTGTTTTTCCACAATCTTTTTATGCCTTCGTCCATCATTTTATATGAAACTTGTTGTTGTGTCTGTGCAATGTCAAGGTTTTTGGTATTTTCTCTAAAGGCATAATCAGCCTGCGCTTCTTTGTCTGCATCAGTCTTAAATATGCGTAAACCTCTAACCCATGTAAAAAACTCATTCAGAGAAACAAGTATCTGGTCAAGAGTAGTATCTCTTATCTCTTTTAGATTTGCCATCGCAGACTGTGCATTTCTACTGCTTTCCCTTATAAGATACTGTGCACCATCTACATTATCGACTACTGGCTTCCTTCCCATATAATCAGAGAAACTGTTTATATTGTAGCCGTCCTTCTGCATTTGAAGTATGGTTCCTACCACACGGGAAAGATTTTGGTCAACACCGGAGAGACGAGCCAGCCATTCAGCACTCGCCCTTTCTACTCCTATGTTTGTGCCGGCGAGACCTTTACCTGAGTTAGCCCTTGACAGAGTAGCGTCGATAATTTGTGCCATAAGAGCCTTGGGGTTGTTTGCGCCTAGTCCCATTTCAATGGATTTACGCACTCCGCTCCCCATAATCATAGCAAGAGTGTCTATTGCTTTCTCATCAAGTTTCTCGACGTTCCCAAACTTCATCTGCAAACTACTCATTGCATTTGTGAATGTTCCCTCCGGGAGAGCACTCTCTATTTCTTTATATGAGAATCTGTTTACATCAGAAGGACTTACACCGAGCATTGTTCCGGTAACACCGTTTTGTATTACAGTCTTTCCCCGTTCAACAGAAGCAATGACAATGTTTTTAACTAGACGTGCAATAAGCCCTAATGTTGTCAAGACGGCTGTAAGCACGCTTAAAGTTTTAAGCACACCTTTCTCGTGCTCTTTTTCTTTCTCTTCCTTCTTACGTTCGTTTTCCTTTTTCTGGTCTTGCTCAAGTTTAGTAGTCAATGCTGTTTGTGTTCTTTTAGTCAACTTCTCGAAGTTATCGTTCCAGACATCACCTTTACCATCTTTACTTAGGTAAGGCATTCCGTTCTCATCAAACTCTTGATAAGCAGGCACTAAAACATCAAAAACATTGGGGTCATCGGTTGTTTCAAGCCTTGCTCCACTGCCTTTCAAGTCTTCACGCAACATTTTGCGTAAATGAGCAGTCGGCAAAGTCATTCTGTGCTTTCTGTATTTAATGTGCTTTACATCACTATCGTCTACTTCTTTAAGCCCTGTGTAAGAAGAAACATTCCAGAATGTTTGCTGTGCCAAATTAGCATCGTCGGAACTGTAGTAAATATCCTGCTCAGCGATTCCTTTATTCATACGCTTTTCGCCGACATTCAGAAAGTCATTCGAACTTAATTTTCCACGTAGTGCCTTTCTGTAACGGCTGGAATCAGATTCAAAATCATAACTTTTGTATTCGTCATCACTCTTAATTGTGGCTTTATAATAATCGCCTTCAAGTAATTCGCCGGTAGGGTCATCACCTTCCCAATGCTGTCTTTCGTGCTTTGCATTGTCTGAACCAGAAGGAAGTGAAACATTTCCGTTAGTTACAAAATCATTTTCTTCTTCGCTTTGTGCATTGCTTGAGAACTCTAGAGCACTCATCTGCCCTAGCCAATCTTCCCGTATCTTTTTAGCGATATTGTAAAGACCTTTAGGCTGTTTGATAGCCTCATTCTCTATCTCGTTTGCATTGTCTGAACCAGAATGAAGCGTCGACAGTCCCTGCAATCTGTTCTCAAAGCCTCTCAGATTTTTTTGCCAAGTTTTTGTTTCCTTGATTAGTTTCTGTCGCTCTTCTACTAATTCAGAGAGCATAGACTGCGCTTTCAGGAGTGAGGCAACACCCTTGAAACGCTTATCTAATTTTCCTGATTTATTAAGCCTTGCCTTTCTGAAGTCAACGAAAGACTCTAACTTTTTAACATCTTGCCTTGCTTCCTTAATCCGTGCGTTAAGTTTTTTCCTATGCTCCGAATTGGTTCCGTAATCATGTATTTTACTCTTCATCTCTTCTATTGCATTGTCTGAACCAGAAGGAAGTGAAACATTTCCGTTAGTTACAAAATCATTTTCCTCTTCACTTTGTGCATTGCTTGAGAACTCTAGAGCACTCATCTGCCCTAGCCAATCTTCCCGTATCTTTTTAGCAATATTGTAAAGACCTTTAGGCTGTTTGATAGCCTCATTCTCTATCTCGCTGGAATCAGAATACGTCGAACCTTTTACACTGCCAGTATCTATATCGTCGCTTATAGAAGAAGGATTGTAGCCCTGCAATTCCGGAAAATCACCAATATAATCCTCCATAACTTCTGCTACAGTTCTAGGCTCTCCACCGTTGAATAAATCGCCGGTTCCTGCGCTTTCGTTCAACTCGTGGCTCATTCTTCCGACAAGATTTGCAAAATCCTTCGGCTTTTTCAACAGTGCAAGTGCCAGTCCCACAGCACCTCTTGATGGCTGAAATTCAGAGAAAAGGTCACGGGTCATTCCCATTATTGCACTGTTTTTATTTTTTGCCGTTACAACATCTTTACTTGTTATAATGGATATAGCCTTGTTCAACTGTTTGTTGAATGAATTGGAACTCGCATTATTGGTCATCAAAGGAATAATGGAACGGATAATCTTCTGCCTGTATTGCCTTGTTCCCTCCTTATTCAAAGCCATTAAGTTGCTTGGAGAAATTACAGAGCCAAGTAAAACAGATTCTACAAAGTCTTTACCGCTTGCAGTAACGGAGCCATCTGAATAATACTGCTCCATTTCATTTCTAGGTATGATTCCACTGTTCTGCAAGGTGGTAAAAACTTTATCAGTAGCGGTAGCATCAGACCATACATCGCTCATTGTCTCATCGCCTTCCGTCATTACTCCAGAAAGGTCACTTGCAATGTTTTGTAATGTGCTATAGTCCATTCTCTTGCTGAGAGAGATTGCCCTGTTTACAGGGTTCATTGCTTTTCCCGTGCTTTGATTAAACTTTGCAAATACAGAGGTATTAAGATTGTTATTAAACAATGAATCGTTAGTTTGGAATACAAGACGTGGGTGCTGAAACTTTTCAACACTGTTTGACGTAAAACCAAACTGCTGTAATTTATCTTTAAGCGCATTGACATAATTCTGGTCGGCACCGTTCTGCGAGGCAAGCACGGAAGACATAAGACGGTTGTTTCCGCTTAAAACAATTCCACTGCTGTTTACATAAGGCACATCTTCAAGAGCACGGCTGTCAAAGTCAGCACCCATTGACTGAACCATCTCTTTTGCAAACTGGTCGTGCTCGTAATCACGGTCATTCATTGTCGTTCCGTTGGAATTAGTTGGGAACAAAGGGTTCTTACTGAAGTTAATAGGATTATGGCTTGTAATTGGAGAACTAGCCTCGACAAGTTTATACTGTCCGTTTACAACTGTTCCATCAGGAAGCGTTCTTGAGCCGGTCGCTCCGGCAATAGACATTGCCTGTTCCCACTGTGTTTGCGCTATGCTTTTACTCATTTCTCCATACTCCTGACAGAAGCATAATATTCTTCTATCTTGCCTTCCGTCTTGCTGTAAGCCATATACTCAAAAATCTCTCCCCAATCTCTGGGTTTTACGTGCATTGCTTCAATAAACCTATAGTAAATGTAAATAATTTCACCATAGTTAAAGTTCTTTTCTACAATCTCATTTACAATTGCCCCGGCTCCCGTCCGCCCGTTATCACGTTCCGCTCCGTTTGTTGCAGGCTCGATTTCATACGCTCTTCTCTCTCGCTCACCACCGCCTGTATATCTTTTAATGAGCGAGGAAATTTTTTTGATAAATACTCCGCAATCATTTCAACAAGCCAGTTCACAATAACCGGATAAGCATCAATAACGGCAATGCCTCGTAGATTCATATAACGCCCTGTTATTATAAATCTTGCGATTTCCGCTTTAGGATGCTCTCCATCATCTAAATAAATAAATACAGGCATACCTGTAAGCATTTGCATTGTAATGTCATACATTAAGTCAAAGTTATCCGGATTCTTCACATCGAGTGCATTCATTGCTCTGCACTCTTCAATAAGCGGTATCTCCGCAAATCCGTTTGGAAACTCAAACTTAATCAAGTTCTCTTTGACATTAAGTTTTTCAATTACTTCATTTTCCTTGTTGTCAAAGATGCTTGCATCAAGAAATATGCCTCTTTTCATAACTGCTCCTTGTTGAAGACATTCTACAACTAATGTGGACAAAAAACAAGACCCTTGCTGAAAACAGCAGGGGTCTTTGTTTAGAGGCGGTCGCCTTTAGAAAACCAAAGGCGAGCGGAAAGTTGTGACTACTCTGTAAGCACAGTAGCGTTTTCAGCGTTACCGTAGTCTTTTGTGCTCTGGTTAGCAGTCCAATCAGTTGCATTTGCCGTATTGGTATCATCAGCCCAACCGACATCTTCACCATTTGTCGCACCAGTAATCTGTGCAGTGCCTGTTCCACCATCTCCATCAGCGTTATTGACTGTGTAGGGAGTGAAGTAAGCCTCAACACCGGTTTTACCGCCAGAAGCCCAAATCGCCTTCTTGTTGTTATCCGCAGAGGCAGATACAGCCTGAATCCAGCCGGCGTAAACCAACTGACAATTGTAGACAGGCACGTCCATACCCATCTTAATCTTGTCAGGAACGTTCTTTACAGTTACTCCGTAATACATTGTAGTAATTGTCTTGCCGTTAATGCTTTCCTGCAAAGTAAGCACACCACCGATAGAATCACCGACAGATTTAATCAACTGCAAGCAGGCAACGAAGTCGCCAGTTGAAACAAGTCCTGTAGTAGGAATTACAGGCAGGTTCAAGACGCCGTTGAGCAAGCGGTTGGTGATTGTAACAGTAGAGCCGTCAATCAATACAACTTGCTGTGCTGAATCCTGTGTAGGAACAGCAGTGAAATAAGTTTCATTCAGTTTCAAGCATGAAGAAACATCAACTTCATCAATGTTTGGCATACCTTTTACAAGTTGCCCTGCAAGGTATGGGTGTCTGAACTTGATGATTGAACCACCTGCCTCCTGAAAGTGTGCACGTGGCTGTTTACCTTTTATGTTCTGTCCGTAAGCCATTTTTTCCTCCTAGACCTAGAATGAGATATTTCCCGATATAAATACGGATTCAAGGTCATCAACGTAGTATGCAGACCAAACGGCTGTTCCTTCAAAACTGTTGGCATCAACTTTTGCTTTCTCAAACGAGGGGAACTTAATATTGATTTTCTCAAGACGGTTCGTGCTCGTCATAGCCTGAATTGTGTTGGTGACAAGTGTTTTGATATACTCGTAAGTTTCTTCATTGGCAAGAACAGGTTCTGTCAAGGATTCAACTTTCGAAGCATAGTTAGCCAATGTTTGACTGCAAGTGTAGTCAATCCATTTTGCTATGTTCCAAGCATTCACAGGGAAGTTTGAAACAGTGCGGTCACGCACAATTTCCGCATTGGCATCAGAGCCATCAGCAATGGAAATCAGGTAGCCAACGTGTTTAGCATCCAAAATCTCATACTGGTTTGAAGGAAGGTTATCGTTCACATCAGAATTCAGAATAGATGGTAAACCGGTCGGTTTAATGCGTGATGAAGTCAGGCGGATTTTAGCAAGTTTGTTTCCGACAAACTGTCCGCTTGCATTTTCTTCATTGAACCATACACCCAGGCGGATTGGCTCAACATAATTGCCATTATGCACCAGAATCTCGGTTCTTGCACCGCCCAGAAGCAATACAAATCCCCAGAAGTATTCTGCACGTGTGGCAACTGTGCTTCCTACAAGTGTTGTAGCAAAAGCCGTTTCTTCTGCTCTTGTCTTCGACAAAATCCAACAAGCGTTGGTATCTGTTTCACCAATGAGTGAAAGGTCAAGATGGACTTCACACAGGAACATTGAAAGTGTTGTTTCAAGTTCACAAAGATAGGCAAGACACAGACACATATCGAAGTAGTTGCTGTCATCGTAAGTGTTGTCGCCTTCTGCAACAGCAGAGCCGTCGTAATGCTCACTGAACATAACCTTGAAGAAGGAAATGTGATAGAGCATATCGAAAGCCGTTTTCAACGGTGCCCAAACGATTGTGCTTGCAGTGACAGTCGGAGCAAAGCCTGTGTCAAAGAACACAACAAGATAAATAATGACGGAATTGTTAGTTCCATCATTGAATACAGGTGCCCATTGTGTGAGCAATTCACCCTGCATGACATCCTTGTAGTTGTCAAGCGTTACTGTCTTAACAATCGGTGTTTCAGCAGTTAGATTTGTTCCGTCATAATCGACAATGTTTGCCGACGCCAGACTTGCTGGAATGTAGATGGAAACCGCATTAAACAGGTTTGTGGTCTCCTCTGTAGTATCCTGCAAGGAGGAACGGAACTGCATAAACCGCTGTGCAACAGAGCCTACATAGTTAATGTTCATACAATTCTCCTTTGCGGTTTCCCGCTTTTTATTTCAACACATCTAACAGATGCGTTTTTGAACTTATTTGCCGGCAGTAACTTCCCCGGAAACGCTTATATCAGCCTTTACGGAAATATCAACTCCGGTTAAAGCACTCCAGTTTATTTTTATGACTTCATCATAATACAATTTGAACCTTACGTCAAACACTATTGACGTGTTTCGCCCAAAGTATTCCACTCTTGTCGGAAGGCAAGCACCTGTGTAATGCAGTTGCTCCGCATTGCAAACACCGCTCCAAACCTTCCCCAAATCCTTTCTCTTATTCACATGATAGAATACTTTGCTCCAACTCTCCGCCTCACGACCTATAAAGCGCAAAAGTATGTTGGCGACCCTTTTCTGTCTGTTGTAGCCTTCACTCCCATCATCGGAATAAACATAATCGTCCTGTGTCAACTCCTCATCACGTTCAATCCAAAACTGAATATAAGTATCCTTAGCATCTGCACGATTCAACGGATTCTCCCATGAAGCCTGCATTGGAATTATATACTTATAATTCTCACTGTCGAAGGTATCACTCCCTTCAATGCCAAAGAAAATAATGTAAAGAGCCTTGCGCAAATTGTTAAAGTTTACTCCCAGATACGGAGTGTTTGTCACTTCATCAGCCATTATTTTACCTTAATCCTTACATCAAACTTTATGCTACGCACAAAGTTATCACTGCATACAAAAGCAATCGGATTCGCTATTCCGAAGTATCTCTCTTTCTTACGCTGAGTGTTTTCCGTATTATGTATCCCCATCAAAGGTGTTACCTGTCCGTTTATCATACATCGAATGAAGTCATTACGCAATATCTCCGCAACTTCTTCACCCTCTTTTGTCCAATTTTTATCTTTCCTTTTATAACAGTGTGGCTTACTGGGAAGTGTCGACAGCCCCTGCAATCTGTTCTCAAAGTCTTTCAGATTTTTTTGCCAAGTTCTTGTTTCCTTGATTAATGTCTGTCGCTCTTCTACTAATTCAAAAAGTATAGATTGTGCTTTCAGGAGTGAGGCAACACCCTTGAAACGCTTATCTAATTTTCCTGATTTACTAAGTCTTGCCTTTCTGAAGTCAACGAAAGACTCTAACTTTTTAACATCTTGTCTTACTTCCTTAATTTGCGCATTAAGTTTTTTCCTATGCTCCGAATTGGTTCCGTAATCATGTATTTTACTCTTCATCTCTTCTATTGCATTGGGCAAATCTTTCTTTCGTTCCCTCACTTGGCGCTTCCAAGATTCAAGGGCATTTTTACTGTCCTGCACTGTTTCTTCCCATGACTTTATTGCAAAGCCGACCTTATCTTCAATCTCGTTGCCGACAGTGTGGGGCATTACATTATGCAGGTAGAAGTCAACAAAATCCTGCCCACCTGCATAAGCATTAACCAGAATATAATAAAGCCTTTCATTGCTTAAGTGTGCGCTTCCCCAAGTTCTCAAATTACCATCTCTGGTTTCATAAACCGCAGGTGTGTGCTTCCCCTTAAAATGATAACTCACATCCCAGTCATAACCAAAATCATTCCCTAATGTCTGAAAAAACGGGGTAGGTGTGGAGCCGGGCTCACCACGAAAAATATTTTTATATGCGTTATTCTGGTAAAAAGTATCTTTCCAATTCTTTCCTGCCTCAAGAACAATGTATCTTTTCTCGCCTTCTTTTTCTAAAGAAGCACTGAGAGAATTATTGAGGAAGTTAGACATAAACTTGGAAACACTGGAAGCGGTCTTATGTCCTGTCATAGATAATTACTTGCACCAAAATTAAAACTCTTGTTTTGCGTCTGCTTGTCTGTTGACGCTACGACTTCCGATAAATCATAAACGTAGAAAGCACCTTGCTTCCTGTAATCATCACTTCCTTTAATCACATACAATGGGTCTTGCACAGTAGCATCAGAATGTGTTACGAATGTTCCTACCTTCAGTCTTTTCCTAGACCAAAGCGTAGGAATATCGTAAGCATTAAGTGTGTCCCCCTCTGCTCCATAACCACCCATCTTTACAAATTGCAAAATGCCTTTGAAGGTGCTCAAAAGGTTACGGGGCTTTTTACCTGCAACTGTATTTGGCTCAATAGAGTAATTATTAAACTTTTCAAATAATTCCGGAAAAGCCGAAAGTTGGTCGCCGTAAACCGCCATTAGAATCCTTCAGTATCTACATTAGCAGTATCAATAACAGCAGGTTCAGCAGTAACTTCCGTTACCTTTTTAGCCTTCTTCTTGGACTGCTTTTTCTCAATCTTCACTTCCTTGTTAATCCATTTTCCACTCTGGAAAATCATTTTAACATCAGAAACATAAACTTTATTCTCTCCCTCCAGTTTTTCAACAGTCTTCTCGAGGCTACACGTAACCTCATAAGACACGCAGGGAAGATAACTTTTGTTTCCAATTCTCATCGGAGTTTTTACCGCAAAATACATACTGTTCTCCTTATCTTCCGAGGTAGAGATTTATCTTCCCGGAAGTCTTAATCATCAAGTAAGCCTTACAACCATAAGCATTGCTTTTAAGCGACTGCAACAAATCAGCATTGTTCACAGCACCTACATTTGTTTTGCCCTGCTCATCAAAAGTAAGGTCTACACCACCTATCTTCTTGCGCTTTATAGGCATACCGCCGGACGATATTACACCTGTAGTGAGGTCGGGATATAAGTCCGCTATATACCAAGCGACAAGCAAGCCATAGCACATACGTGTCTTGTCTTCATATGCCGTTCTTTCCAGGTGAGCCCATAAATCGGTTACACCGTAGAACAGTGTATATACGTCATCGATACACGTCTGCAAAAGAGTATCATACCCCTCTTCAAGAATATCGGGAAAGTTTTGTCCGTAACGAACCCTGAACCAGTCCCTTGTTATTCTTAACGGCTTGCCTTCCGCTGTAAGCATTTATTTAAAACCCTTCCGATTCAGAATCGGCTTTACTCTTCTTGCTCTTTTTCAATGCTTCCAACTGTTTTTTCAGGTCGGCATTTTCGTCTGCAAGAGCCTTGTTTTCGCTTTCCGCTTTATCAGCCTTAGCCTTCAAAACCTTGTTTTCTTTTTCTACTTTCTCAACTTTAGCCGTATCAACAACGTCTTTTACAGGTGCGCTTGTCAAAGCCAAATCCCCGGAATCAAGCATAGCCTTGCACTGCAAGCAGTTCTTTTTAAGCCATTCCAAATCACTCTCAGCAATCTCTGTTACGCCGGTTGTGGCAATGTTTCCAGTATCTGAGTAAACACGCATACAGTCAAATGAGTAGCGTTTAGGCTTGTTATCTCTGGTCACTGTGAAAGCAACCGCATATTTTCTGTTGTTTTTAATGTAAAGCATTACTTTTCTCCTTGTGATAAAATCAAGTTGGTCTTGCCCGTTTTAAAGGCAAGACCAACATTAAAGGTTATCCCTGATAGCCGAAGCCTTGAACTACCTTAACTGTTCCCTCAACAGGAGCAATTACTCCGCCAATGCGTTTATACATTGTATAGAGCAGACCGCTTCTCTGCCAGAGAGCAGGAACCATATAACTCTTAAGCAATTCAGGGTGAATTACAAGAGAATCCTGTGTTCCGGTTAAAGCATCAGAAATTGACGGAACTGTCATAAACAGCATATCGTAGCCTGTCGGATTGAACGGAGTGTTCGGATTCAGCATTGTGTCGCTTACGATTGAATACTCGCACTGAACTAAACCGCCGTCCAACTCGCTTCTTCCCTTGAAGTTACCGGTCAAAACTTTCAGCGGACTTGCAGGGTTGTAGACATCGCTGTAAACAGTCTGTGTCAATGCCTGGAATACATACTCTGAAACATTGATTACTACCTTGCGAGCCATGTAGTGATTCTCACGGAGGAAGTCTCCGATAAGTTTGTTCATAGCCATAACAATAGTAGCACCTTTTGTTACTGAGGTTCCGTTGAACACATCATACAAAGGTATGCCGGTGTAGATTTCAACATCGGCAACATCAATCAAGCCATCAATGCCTGCCTCGTCTGAGCCGTAGTAAATCAAGGCGTCCTGCATACGGTCAAGAACCATCATAGCATACTTTTCACGGTCTGCCTTAATCTGGCTTGTAAGGAAGTTTCCTGCCTGTTTAGCCTTAATGTCCTCCATTACATCAGATTCATAGTCAACGGAAATATTGAATACCTCGTCAACAATCTGGCTTGCTTCGTTTGTAACGGGATTTGAATTGTTCTGCTTAACATTTCCACGTGCAACAGAAGACAGTTTTCCGTAACCCTCAAATGATTCCTTGAACAGTCCGATAACATCTGCCCACGGATTGCCAAAAGACTCAACTGAAACAAGGTTCTTGGCGTGTGAGGTGGCAAACGGCTGTTTGATTACCTTGTTGAGCCATCCTACATTCCACATCGGAATTGAAGTCTGCTCAAGCAAAGAATCTGTAACCTTGCCGTCTTTCTGTGGAACCGCACCGGAAATTACATACTGCTTTTTAGCAGGGTCATAGCCCATCATCGGAACAATGCTGTCTGTAACTTTTTTCTTGGCGTCTGCTTCACTCATTCCGTTCTTCATCAAAGAATCCATTGACTTATCAATGTAATTCTTCAGAGCATCAGAAATGTATTCACGGATGGCAGGAACCTGCTGTGAGCCGTAAGGCATAGCCTCTTTTGTGCATTTGTTTGAATCAACATTGATAAAAAGACCTGCACTGCGAATATCCGCAGACAACGGGACTTCACTTGACTTGTCAATGTTGATAGCCGAAATATGACGGGCAATGTTTGGAAAACGATTCATAATGTCGTTTTCCATAAGCCCTTTCAATTTGCTATAATTGTGTGTAGATTTACCCAACATTCTGTTTTCCTCCTACCTTACGCTTCTGTAGTGCCTGTTGCGGTCGCTGACAGGTATCCAAAGGCTGTGTAAACTTCAACCTTAACTGTGTATTCTGTGCTGGCAATCAAATCTGCGATAACTGCACTTGCTTCGTAAGCCGTTCCTGCCGAGTTGAGTGTCGGTATAACAGTTCCGAATGAGGTGTAATCATCATCTGCGGTCTTCTTGTAAGAAACAACCAGTGCATTGGCTGTTTTCGCTGAGATTGTCAGTGGAATCTCTGTGCTTGTCGCAGTTCCTACAGTAACTGTCGGTGTAGCACTGGTAATTTCAGTAGTATCCGCTGTGATTGAAGGAGTTACGAAAACTGTGATGGATTCGTCATCAGGATTCACCTCAACAACACGTCCAATGTTAATGTCACCTGCCTGGAAATAAACAGAAGATTTTGCAGAGAAGTAAACTTCGCCGTTTGTCTTGTTTACCCACATACACATATTCGGATAAACTTTTCCGTAAAGTGCTGTGTCCTCAACCATTGCTCCAGAAGCAGTGCATACATTTCCGTGCTTGTAGATAATATAACCTTCACGGCAAAGAAGACCTTTCTGGAAAGCCGAAATCTCGTCGTTCAGAACAGGATAGCCCGACGCTATGGCAGGCTCACGAACAACAATACCTGCAAATACAGGAACAGCACCCAATGTGGTAGGTGCTCCTACATAAGCCTTGTTGTTGCCTTCATTGGCATCAAAAAATACACCATCACCAAACTTTACTGTTCCGGCGGAAGTTCCGGCAGGAACAAGCAACGCTGAATAGCCAATGGTGTAGCCGTTCTCATGAAGTTTGAGCATTGTCCCGTTATGAGTAAAGTCGCCCTTCCAAATAGCATCGTTGTGCATTGACAACGTTTTACCATTCTGTAACATCTCTATGTTCTCCTTTAGTTGTCAAGGAAATCGGAATAATCACGTGCGATTACCGAATCCTGAGCGTCAATTTCAGAGCCCTTTACCTCGGGCTTTGAATCCATTGTTTTCAAGCCAAGCACATCCTTGACTGTTTTCGCAACGAGCGGTTCAATCGAGTCCTTCACGATTCTCTCGACATCTTCCGCTGTCAAAGGTTTCGAATCGGTTGCAGAAGAATCTTTGGCTTTTTCCTTTTCATCTTCCTTCTTCTCTTCTTCCTCTGCGGAATCATCACAGCCTTTGTCTTCTTTCTTTTCTTCTTTCTCTTCCTTTTTGTCGGAAGAATCTTTCTCAGACTGTGCAGTGTCTTGAGATGCAGTGCAACCGCCATTCATTGCGCCAAACGCATCAGCAATTTCCTTTATGGAATCACCAGAAACGTTCACATACATACTGTCAAGGGCTTTTGATATTTCATCTTCGTTGGCAAGGGCTTTATCCTTGTTGTCGAAGCAGTCTTTGACAGTATCAATCAGTGTGCTCTTCTCTTTGCAGTCTTTCAAGATTGCGCACGAGTCAAGCACACCCTTCATCTCTTGTGCAAGTTCCTCTTCTGTTACACCTTTGCTCGCCTTAAGTGAGTCAAAAACCTGTTTTCCAAAAGAAGGTTTTTCAGCAGAATCTTTCTGCACCTTGCCCTTGAGCCAAGCGAATAGACCTGTTCTCATAGGTTTCATTCCTCCTAATATGCTGTCAATCACTGCGACACTTGAACCGCCTCTACCGCTTCTCGTAACCGCCACGTGATTTACTTCCGTTATTTCGTCCAGAACAATATCATAGCCCAACTTCTCCGGGTCATCGACGAAATGCTTCTTGCACGTATAGCCTAAAGACACTTCCTTATTGTTCTTCGAGTAATAATCATACAGTTCCCTGTCATAAAATGTCAAGTTAGATTTAAGACCAATTTCACCATCGCTCTCGCCATCAAGTGCTACAACTTCCACTTCCTTGTCGGTTGTTCCCCCTGCAAGTTCCTTCCAGTTGTCCGGATTAACCCACTCATTAGGGTGTTCTTTCGTAACAGGCAGGGAACGGCATAAATCCTTTGCCTTCACCACAACATTAGCCGGGCGGTATTCCCTATACCATTCCTTGTCAACTGGAGGCTTGTTGTCTGCTGTTATGAACGATGACAGTTCAGACTTATGATACAACTGAATGCCCGAACGGCACAGCACTACGTCTTTCTGCTCGATATATGGGTCGGCTTCACTGTCGTTGGTCTTGAATAAATAAGTCCGTTTCATATTCTACTTCCGATTTTATTGTTAAACAAACAACTTGTCAACACCAAATTATGCATTAGACTTGCTTGTTCTTGTATTTTGCCTCTTTTTCAGACCTTTTTGTCCAGCCTACCCTTGTTTTTTCGTGCTGTTTCTGCTCCAGCCGTGAATATCCGTGCTCTTTTTTGTCGCTTTCCGCTTTCTCTCGTTGCTCTTCAGCAGGAGACTTTCCCTTTGTTTTCTCGTTGCTACTGCCCTTTTCTGCACCTTTTACACCTTTCGGATTGCCTGTCTGCCCGGCTTGCCCCCTCTCAGTTGCTTCCGCACTTGCCTGTGCCTGCTCAATCTGTGCCTTTTTCAGTTCAGTGTCAAGGTCAAAGTTAATCTTATCCCGTTTGTCGCCATCTTCCTGTATACTGCTCAGTTTTTCAAGCAAGCCAGCACTCGGTGCAAGTTCTTCACTAACATTCTGGCTTGCCATCTCTACGGCAACATCAATCGGCAAACGAGCCGATACAAGGTTGAACACATTCTCACTGAATGCTTTACCTATCTGAGCCTTCTCAAGAGCATTGGCAATAACAGGCTCGTCGAAATGCAACTGCATATACGGCAGTGCCTCCATTACGTGCCTGTCAGTTCCCAGAGTGTCAATCACAAGTATCTTGAGCAACTGCTTTATCTGCGGTTCCACATCTTTATGTATCATTCTAATGCTTTCCCACTGCTTGTTCAGGTTTCCCTGTGTGTCGTCACCGCTTGCAAAGTTTCCTTTCTCACTAGACCACAGCATAGGCTCCGGTATGATTGCGTCACTCGCCAAATCCTGTCTCAAAAGGCGCAATAACTCGCCTACCGAACTGAAGTTCCTGTTTATTGCCGTAATGTTTCCCAGAACATCAAGTGTTATCGGATTATCGGGGCTTGCTTCCCTTGTTCTAACAGTGTCCTGCTCAACCAGAGCGTCAAGCGCATTACCGCCTTCCGTTGCAAGCACGCCGTCAATGTTTACCGTTCTTGCCAGAATAGACATTTGCTGTATCATAAGTGGAACAGCCTGCATAGTAACCTTGTAGTTCATTCCGGACTGAAGGTAACCGCATAGGTCGGATATACCCCACCCCTGGTTCGCTACCTGTCCTAAATATCCTGCCTGACGGGCGGTAACTATTCTTGCACACCTTGTATGGTGAACATCACCGCCGAGGAAAGGAATGGTGTAGTAATCCGGTCTGATAAAATCCTTCTGCGTCGGATTGTAAGGCGGTATGATAAACACCTGCCACCTGTCCAACTGCACGAAATAGTCAATGCAGTTCTTGCCTACAACGCCCAGTTTCACAAGCGTTGATAGTGGGAGCATTGTTGTTGTCGGTCTATCTTTTCTGAACATAGGGAAAGTCAGATTACCGCCGTAAACAAGAGAGTCTCTCATTGCATCAGAAATAACCTGCTTGAAATTAAGCAATTCTGCCCGTTCCTTTATTCTGTCTATCTCATCGCTGGTCAACTTAGGATTTGCAAAGCGCAAGCCGTTGAGCAACACTGATTTCGCCTTCTTGTTTATGATTGTCTCAAAAATGCCCTTCTGTGAATACAGGCTCTGCGCTTCCCACGGTGAAATGTAAACATTCGGCAATGCTATGCTGGCAAGGCTTGGGTCTATGCCTGCGTTCCCCAGATTGAATCTCGGATTCACTATCGAGTCTCGCACAGCCGTCATACTGTTGTTGTATTTACTCTTGAAAGCCTCTGCGTCCTTTAAGCCAATGCAGTCAATGACTTTGCCGACACTCTGTGTGGCTCTTTTCGAGCAACTCTCAACTGTGTCAAGCGTTTTAATTGAGCACCTGTTCGCAAGTTCCTGCATATCGGCTCTGTGTGCTTCAGATACAAGCCTCTGCGCCTCCTCCAGCGCACTCTGTCTTGCTCCACGAAAATTGCACGAGTCCGTAACAGCAACCCTGCCGTTGGAATAATGCCTCGCTCCCATTCCAGAAGAATTGAGTATTTTCTTTAATTCCTTGAAGTCTACCATAGGTTATACTTTACTCCATTTTCGATATTAAATCAAGCGGAAATCGTCTCGCTTACCGCCCTGCGGTTAATTCCGTTCTGTATCTTCGCCACAGCCTCCTCAGCCGTAAGCACCTCTTCCCCGTTCCGTGTGCTAGCGTCGTCCTTGAACTGGTATTTCCTTTTGAGTGTCAAATCATACATATCCTTCAACTCTTTTTTCCAAGTCAGCAGATAGTGCGCAACGTATCCCATAGTGTCTCCTATATGGTCTACCGCTCCGACACCGCCTTTCATAGGTGTTCCCCTCTTTGGGTCTATCTGCCAGAGTGTGAGCGTTTTCTTCACCCTTGTTGCTATCGGACATATAAACATTCTCCCCGTATACAGACACTTGTTTATCGCAAAGTTTCTGTCATTCACATTGGGATTGCACGCCCTGTATGCTATGTTTATGCGGTTAGCCCTCAATTCTTTCTTGAACTCTCCGAAATGCTCCTTGTATGTCATATCAGGAATCCACACAAGTTTCTGCGTAGGAAAGTCATATCTGAACACTTCCGGGGCTCTTCTTATATCAGGAAAGTCATAATCCTTTATACAGACAAGGCACCCTCTCTTCAGCACCCACGCCGAGCAGGCACAGCCGAAGGAGTTGAAGTCCTGCCCTAAATACACCGTGTCATGCTCATCTAGCGAGTCAAACAAATCAACGCCCAAATCGTTCTTCACAGGGTCATAGTCGGGAAACACCATATTCGAGTCAACGGCTACAAACTGCCCCTCAAGGAAGCATTCTCTCTCCTTGTCATTATACATTGCATACATTGCCTGCACATATGATTTTGGCAGGTATATGTTGTCCTTGGTTCTCCCCCTTATTATCATATACGGAATACCGCCCTGCTTGAACTGCAACACAGTCTGATACAGCCCCTTTTTCCCCTGACTTGTTGTCGTCCATTTCGCATACGGCGGTCGCTCTCCTACAAGTTGCTGTCTCAAACGCTCATTCAGTGAGCGCACCGCTTCCATTGCCACTTCCGTCGGCAACTCGTCCAACTCATCTACATACTGTGCATAGGAGTTGATTCCGTATATCTGGCTCGGGTCTTCCAGTGCCTGCAAGACAACAGTAACATCCCCTATCTCTATCTGGTTTATGTCCTTGTGATACTTGAACTGTGTGTTCGTATTCTGCAAAGCCTGAAGAAGGTCATGCACACAGGTGCGCTTCATAAATGTCAGCGTTACTCCGCAAAGCATAAGCAGTGGAGAACGCCCTTCCCGGTCTCGCTTGCCTTGCAGGCGTTGTATGTCGAACATAAGCGAGTCAACAAGGGAACTTGTCTTTCCTGCCCCGTAACCGGTTACAAGCATTATGTATCTTATATCAGGATAGACAAGAGGTGCCTGCAAAAAGGCTCCCTGGTATGGGAGAAGTTTCTTCAATGTCGCCATTACTTGCCTTCCTTGTCTTTAGCCTTCGCCATTTTCTCTTCCCTTTGCTTTATTGCAAGCAACTGCTTCGCTTTCTCCTCCGCACTCAGGTTGTCATCGCTCAATCCGAAGTCGCTTGAAAGTTCCGTGCTTCCGTTCCCTTCCTCTATTTCCACAGTATTCAGATTCTCGAAGTCTTCCTTGTTCATATTGGTATAAACAATGTTCAAAGCATTCTTCACGTCATCGTTTATTCCTATGTCGTCAAGAAGAAGTTTCTGCTTCATCTCCGTTGCTTTCAGAATAACCTGGCTCTGGTCTTTGCCTTCGTTTCCAGCATACGTTCCTGCTATTACAGCGTCAAGTATGTCTACTTGGTTCTTGAACAGCCCGGCACGCAATGCCTTTGTCTCCGTTATGTATACTTCGTCTTCAAGCAGTCTTATCCTGTCAGCCTTGCCTACTCTGTTGTAGTCAAATACCAGACTGTCCTTGAAAAGTGTTCCGTAACTTGCAATACACGCCCTTCGCAAATTCTCATATTCTTGTTTTTCCATACCTAAATACTATTGCATATTTATTGTTTTTGCAATATACTTTCTGTGTTGGTCTCCTATGCCAGCAATCAGTTTTTCCGGGCGAACGGTGTCCCTCCCTGTGCCGTTCGCCCACTTTTTATTGTCCTTGTCAAGACATTTTGCATAACCTTGAAAACCGAAAAAACTGTGGGAAGGGTATGCCGTTTTTCAAAACAAGCCGACATTTTGTATAAACTAGAAAACCGAAAAAACTGTGATGTCAAGACATTTTGTATAACCTTGAAAACCGAAAAAACTGTGGTGTCAATAGTTTTTGCATAACCTTGAAAACCGAAAAAACCGAAAAAACCGAAAAAACCGAAAAAACTGTGGTGTCAATAGTTTTTGCATAACCTTGAAAATCGAAAAAACTGTGGGAAGGTCGGTCTCCCGCCTTGAAAATGCGCTAACAGTAAAAAAACCGACAGAGCAGAACCACGCCCGACCCGACAGCCCGACCCGACAGCCCGATGCCGTGCCATATTCTGCACCGCCATATTCTGCGCCGACCCGACAGCCCGATGCCGTGCCATATTCTGCACCGACCGACAGCCCGACCCGACAGCCATATTCTGCACCGACCCGACAGCCCGACAGCCCGACCCGACAGCCATATTCTGCACCGACCCGACAGCCCGACAGCCCGACAGCCCGACAGCCC